TGCAGCAGTCGAAACTTTAGTAAAAATGAATCCAATGTATGATAATCCTAGAAATTGGGACGTTTTATATTGCGCGGCTATTTTACATGATATGAAAAAATACACCGAAATAGATCAAGGATATTCTCATAATAATCATCCAATTTTAATGGCTAATTTAATAAGAGAATATAATAAGTTTTTTCAATGTGAGTATTTAGAAAGAATTGCACAATGCGTTGAAACTCACATGAGTAGATGGCACACTAATCCAAAAAATGAAAATGAAAAATGGGGAGTACCTCCTAGTAATATGGAACATATGATAGTTGCAATGGCTGATATGTTAGTAGCTCAAAAATTCATTAGGATAGATTTTGATGGGAACGAAATTATTTATGGATAAGCAAGAATTAGAAGCATATCATAAAGCGGCGGCTAGATCATCAAAAGAATTTATATTACACAATCAATTAAAAAGAAAATTTCAAGTAACCTCTTATAAAAGATTATTAGAAAACTTTAATATGATTAGTAGTAATTATGATGGTTCTGATTATATGGAACAAGTTGAAAAAATTGATAAAATATTAAAAGAAAACTTTACTCTTCATGAATTACGAAGTTTTTATGAAAATTTTTTAAGTATTTGTGAAATGTCTTTTTTGGATTATTCCCGATTTTTAGAAAGAGAATTTGAAGAAATTGACGATGTTACCAGTAAAAAGAATGTTGAAATAAATAACTTAAAAAAGTCATTAGATATGATATCTGAGTTATATGACTAAATATTATGGAAAAAGCACTTTATTATTTAAAGTCCGAATATGGATATGATGAATTTGATTTATACCAAGAATTCCGAGATGATTGGGAATCCTTTGTTCATAAAATAGAAGAGAAATTCCCAGAAGAACCTGCTAATAAAGAAGAAGAGAAAATATTATATGATTTAATAGATAACTTTATGATAGATGTCCGTATGGAAAATCGTCGACGGAGAAGAGCATATTAAATTTGTTCCAGGGACGATAGTAAAAATATCGAACCTATCTAAACCTTCATATTATCTTTACAAAAAATTTACTAAACAGAGCCCATTATTAGTTTGCCCTTGTCATTTAAAAAGAGATATTCCTCTCGTCGTTGAAGATATTTTTGAAAAAGGAATTGTGTTACTCAAAGGAAAACGAGGATCTTTTTTAACAATGACTTATGCTAGTGATTTAGAAGCTATATATGAACGTTAGTCAATACCACCAGCTGATTCTACTGCAGCTATATGATTAGGAGATCGAATACTTCCAGCAATCGGAGCGACTGTTCCAATACCGAATAATTTATCAACTTGGTCGTGTTTTGGAATTCTAATATATTCTAATCCACCAAATTTTATAGTTCCTTTATAAGGAAATCCGTATTCATCAGTTTGAGAAAAATCAAAAGACCAATTTATATTTTTTACTGCGTATGGGCCGGTAGTCATCCTGCCAACTCGAATGCAGAGAGCTTGAGAATCTGCTCCCAATGCACCAGCAATTGTTGAATCAAGTTTTGCAAATATTTGTTGTTCTAATTTTGTTAATCTTCCTACAGCATCACTAATTCTATCAGTATCAATATCTTTCGCCTGAGGCGGCTCATCAGGAGGAGTTTGGCCAGAAAGAAGAGTTCTTGCAGTAGTAGTTAAAGTGGCAGCAGTTAATTGTAATCCTGCTTCGACCCCGGTTTTTGTCATGTTGGCTAAATCAGTAAGAGCATTAGGGTCACTCATAAATTGAGCTAAATATCCTGGGGCTGTAGGAAAAGGACCTTTAAAATAATTTTTAAGAATATCATCATCACCAGCAGGTCTTGGAAGAAATAAAGAAGCTAATCGTAAAATTGGACGAACAACTTCATGTTCGCCTGAAAAAATACCCGCTTGACCAAAAGTAAAAACCAAGTTTAAATCACTACCTAAATTTATAGGTGATACGCCTTGCCATTTCGGTGCTTTTTTCCATTGAGACATAAATCTTCCTGCTGTAGTATCATTACCATCCTTATCTGTCCCAGTAGAGTCTAAAGATCGAGCTAATTCCATACCTTGTTTTGCATTTGAAATAAATCCATTATTTAAAGCATCTAATGCATTTCCATACTCATGATTATAACTAAAAGCAAAGTTAGGTTGACCTTCTAAAATTAAAAAAACATTTTCAGAAACATATCCAGTTCTCCAATTTCCCCAGGCTGAATCATGGGCTGCCGGCGCATAAGGAATAGCTGCATTACTTACAAATAAATCTACTGTTTTAAATTTATTTACAAATTCATATGCATGTCCTTTTTCATCATCTACACCACTCTGCTGAAAAGAATCATATAAAGGATTTATAGTCCCCACTGCAGTAGGAAAGTGTGCAACTGTATGAGTATCTGTTCTATAAACTTTTCTAGTTATACTTCCACCACGTTCATCTGGTGTTACACTTTCTCCAGGAGCTGCCTGAACTAAGTTTGTAAAAGATGGTCTACTTATCATAAGTATCTCTCCGTTTTTTCTTTATCTGCCCAAGAATCTCTTTCTTCTTTTTCCATATCACCAGCTATACGAAGTAACACTTCATATATTCTTTCTAATTGAGGATTAGCTTGTTTTTCTTCAGCATCCACAGAAGTATCTTCACCAAATTGTTCTCCTCTTCCACTTAATACTGAATCACCTTCTCCTTCATTCATATTTAATGATTGAAAAGTGTCTTTATTTTCACCAGATAATTCTCTCAATGAACTATTCAAATCTTTAACAGTATTATTTAACTCCATTAATTTACTTATTGGCTCATCTAATTGCATTAATGGCTCAGTTAAACCTTCTATTCCAGCGGCGAAATCACCTTCAAAACTTAAACTGCTCAATTCATTTAATAAAGGTTTCAATCCTTCTAAAGTTTCTCGTGCACTATCTAAATTATCTATATTTCCTAAATTACCTAAAGATTCTGTTAAACTAGATATTTGATCAGCAGTTTCTATAATTCCGCTCATATCAGTATCCATATCTTCCATACCAGAAAACTTAGAACCTAGATCCATAATTTGATCAACTGTTGCTATTACTTCAGATAAACCTTCAATAACAGTCATTTGATCACCAGTTAAATTATCTATATTGTCAATGATATTTCCAATTGACCCTAATAAATTATTTATAGAGCCAGAAACACCATCTACATCAACTTCATCTCCTGCAGCTCCCATTCCTTCCATAAGAGAATAAATATTTATTATTTTATCAAAAACATTAGATACTGAACCAATATCAGCAGCAAATCCAGTATCGGCTATATTATTTACTAATTCACTAATTTCTGTATCAGAAATCATTTCAAATAATCCAACTAATCTTTCTCTAATGTCATCTGTATTATCTTCCATATCAGATAAAGCATTTGACATTTCAATTGATGATTGAATAGAATTTAACATTGAAGAAACTACACTAGATGCAGTCATTATATTTTCTGCATCATCTGTAAATCCTTCTAGAGTCGCTCCGACGGAAGAAAATGAATTAAAAAAAGTGGAAAGAGATTCCCCCATTTCCAATGCTCCAGCATTTTCAGAAATCATATTAGCTATTTCACCAGCTACTACTAATGTTTCAGAAATAGCTCCCATTGAATCATTGAACGCATTAGATGTTGTGCTAATTAATGAAATAGAATTCATTGCATCATCTACTGAACTTCCTAATTCTTCAAATGAAGCAAATAAATCAGTTAATGGTCCAGTATCTGGAGAATCAATTTCAGATATATTTTGTAATGTTGATTGAATAGCAACTATACTTTCTTGTAGTGAACCCCCAACCCCAGCTAATCCACCGATACCCTCTAAAGCTGAATCTACATTATCACTGAATTGACTCAAGATATTAAAAATATCTATTATTTGAGTTATTTGTGCAGTAGACTCACTTGTTTCAATACCTTCCATAACTGAAAGCGCTTGATTAAATGATGTCAATGAACTACTTAATTCAACGCCAATTGCTTCAATTGCACCAATACCAGCACTAATTTCACTAGCAGTTTCTTCTATAGTTGTAACTTGTGATAGACTTTCATTAATTCCATCTATCATTTCAGTTAAATTAGAAATATTTCCGGTTAACTCTTCTGATATATTTGTAATTTCATTAAATGATGCCAAAGCAGCAATTAATGATTGACCAGTTTCACTTAAAGAATCTAAAACTTGTGTATTATCTATTTCACCTATTTCATTTAAATTATTTAAAAAAGTTGATACTTCACTAATAGATTCCATTGCACTTGGAATAGCGCTTTGCAAAGTACTCGCAGTTTGTAATGTTTCTCCGAGAGCTTGAAATATATTATTTATATCATTATAAGTTGTTGAGTCTAAAGTTATATCGCCAATATCAGACGCTTGCTCCATAAAAGATTGTGCTGCATCTAATCCAGCAATTGCTGGAGTTATTACATTTGAAATAGTAGATGCAACTGCCGCGGCTTCATGTAATGACGAAAGTGATTGTTGAATATCTTGAGCAAATGTCGCAAGTTCTTGACCTTGTGAAGATAATGTAGTCCAATCAGATGAAACTAAATCTTCAGTTCCAGATAAAAATTCTTGTAAGGCTGCTATACCTTCTTCACTTCCAGATATTTCAGTTAAATTATTACTAAGAACAGTTGAAGCATCGAATACACTTTCAAAAATCATTTTTAGACTTTCAGAATAATTTAATGCTTCAGTTATATCCATTCCACTAAAATTAGAAAGTCCTTCAGTGGCAGTTAAAAATTCATTTATAGACTCTATACTTTCTAAACCAGTAGATGCAATTGCACTTAATTCATTTGCTTTTTGATATGATTCTTGAATAGTATCTAATAAATTATTTAATCTCGTTGCACCTTCGGCATCGATATCTGCGCTAAATAAATCAGCTGCTGTATCAATAAATTCAGAAATAGAAGCGAGACTATCCATACCAGCTTCAATACTATCGTTATCCATTCCTTGAATTGAACTAGCAAATATAGACATTGTTTCAGCTAAAGCTCGCCAACCTTCATCTTCAAATGCTAAGGACGGCCCTGTTGCTCCTTCACTTGCTTGTTGTTCTATACTGATATTATTTACTGACTCTAATATTTGAGATAATGAATCTAAAAGTAAACTGTTTCCATTAAATATTTCATTGAGAGTATTTCCAATAAAAGCTGAATCTGCAGATTGTTCTGAACCCTCACTACTAATACTTAAGTTTTCTTGTTGAAGATTCCGTATATCATCTAATACTTCTTCAGTTGTTTGCATATTATCAGTAATTGCTACAACTTGCTCGTATAAATCTCTAACAAATTCTGGTAGTTCAGAAACTATAACTTCACTAGGTTGATTTTCCTTTTCAGTTATACCTTCTATTTTTGCTGCAGCGTTTGCAATACTAGCATTTACTTGATTTAAACCTTGGGATATTTCATTCGTAGATTCTTGTATTTGTTCGCTTATGCCTTCAATAGCCATAATAATTAGTAGTTTTTATCTGATTGCGACTAATAATTCTAGTTCATAATCTGTATTATCATTATATAATTCTGTGGATTTCTTTAATATTCTATACCACCAAAAAAAGTGGAGGTTTTTATTTACTGGACTTCCTGTTAATGGACATTGATAATCATCCATTCTTCGATGTATAAATCGTTTTAAAGTTATTACATTTTTTGGATTATATATTTGATCTGGATAATTTGCTGCAGATAATATATGAGCTCTATCTAAAGTAACCGGAGAACCTTTTTCAAGCTGATAAGATTCTTTTGCAGTTAAACATCGTTCAAATTGACACTGTCTTTTATCTCGTTTATCAACTATTTTCTTTGTTTCGACCCATTTTGGATCATCACTAGAACGTCTACCATTTCCGTTGCCCATCATTAATTTAGTATATTAACTAATCCTCTTCGCTATTTCGCCAAGGTTCCCAATCATCATATCCTGCAATAAATGCTTCAGCTTCATCTTCATCTTCTGGAAAACCATATTCATAACCATAACTATTTAACGAATCAACTAATCTTTCAGCGTCTTCTCTGTCATATCCATTATCCATTAAATGTTCTACTTTTTCATCATCGGCCATATTATATTCATACATTTCAACTAACACAGAATTATCTTCTACATATACTGATTCATCAAGTTTATTAGATTTACTATAAATATTTTCAAATAATTTTTCCATTTATTTTCCTTTATTATATAGTACTAAATAAATATGAATAATCTATTCGAAAGAATATATGCCAAATCTCTCGAAAATAAAGCCGTAATTGATAATAAAGAAGTTCATTTAACACCATTACGAGATGTTCTCAAACAGGCTCAAAATTATTTTAAAAGAAACTTATTAGATAAAACTATAGAAACAAAAGAAGGTAAAAAGATATCAATAACAGAAAAAGGATTCAATGAATTATTTTTCTCAATTGGTGAGGCATTACGGGGTGGCTCAAAAGGTGCTGCAGATGTATTTAAATCACGTGCCGATGATGAAGATTATTGGTACGATGTTTTATCAATTGTAGTTTCATTGGAAGACATTCTCAAAGATATGGAATTTGATTATAGTAAACCAAATTATAAAAAAGAGAAGAAACCTAATATAGAAAGATATGATACTTATTCTTGTGAAGTTTTAATGGATGACGAACTACACGATACTAAAATTCGTGTTGAAGTTGATAAAGATAATAAGAAAAAATATTATTTTCACTATATAAATTAAAAATGACTTTGTAATCTATCGTAAAATTCACTCCTAGAATCTTTTATTTCATCTAATACTTCATCAATAATAGAATGGGCAGTTCTTATTCTACTTGTAACTGAATTATCAAAATGTCTAGAATTTTCTAATTTCTTAATTAAATTACCCAATGTTCTATAAGAAGTAAAAGTGTGACTAATAATGTCATCTTTACTTTTATCAGAGTTTTTATAACCTTTTCTTTCTTTACGAAATAATTCATCAGACGCCTCTCTTTCATTACGAGCCATTAATTCACTTGAACTTAATTCTTTATCCATTTCTTTTAAGTTATAAATTTGTTCAAATAATTTATTCATTATCATCCTCCATATCAATTATTTTATTTGTTTCATTATCCCAAATATTTATTTCTATTTCCCAACTTTCATTTTCTTCTTCCATCCATTCATCATACTTTGCTTTCGCTTCTTCAAAATCATCGGTATCAAATGTGTCAACGGAAAATCCACCATCGGAATATTCTACAGTATATTTAGAATCTTTATCCTCTCTCAATGATTTGTTATAAATCTTTTCAAATAATTTCATTTTATCTCCTTTAATCACTAATTTGTATATTCATTTCGTGACATAATTCCTCAAACATTTCTTCTGTTAAAGATTCTGTTCCAGCATATTTTTCAAATCTATCATAATCTAAATCTTTAACACATTGACGTAATAATGACGCTGAAGCTTGTTCTTCTATATCATCGCTTTCTTCACTTCGTTTTCCAGCACTTATAATTTCTAATGTATTAAAATTAAAATACTTATTTTCTGGTACATCTTTTTTTCCATTATAAGTTTTTGCTCTTTCAAAATCGTCGGCCCTATCATCTCCACCAAAGAGATAACATTCTTTATACCCTTGTCTATATACTAAAGCTAATGCGTCATATAATGTTCCAGCCTTTGTACTAGAAACTTGAACTAAATCACTTACCGTATCGTTAACATATTTTAATTTACTTTCGAAACTTAAAGGATTTTTATATTGAGTGTTTTCATCTTTATTTTTAGCAGGTTTTGGTGAAAATTTTCCATCATAAGAACTAGAGAGATACATAATTGCATCGGCATCAATACTATCAGCTGTTTCTCTCATAATTCTGGCAAGTTTTCTATGCCCAATGCTCGGAGGATTAAGTCTACCAAAATTCATAACTACTTTATTCATTATAATCCCTTTTCATATTCAACTACTGCTAATTTAACTTTCATTTTAACTCTATCATCTTCTAACCAATGAGAATAAACTGGTCTCACTTCACAATGTTTTTTAACCCAACCATTAAAATCTCTGGGCCAAACTTTTTCTATTACTTCATAATCTTTTCCGATTCGTTCTAAAACATAATCATTGTGAACTACATACTTAGGTGCACCTTTTGTTGGTTTATCAAATAATGAATATTCTTTTTTTCCGTAATTTCCAGTTCCTTCATGCAATTTATGTATTTCATCAAATGTTAACATTAGTTTCTCCTCTAATAAATTATGGTCACTATCAAATTTAATATCAATAAACTTCTGTGATGCCAAAAAGTCCGCCAAATGTAAACATTTTTCATCAAACTCTTCTGGTTTAGCAGCATCCTTATCAAAGTTTCCCATGTGTGCATAAACCAACCGAGCCTCATCTTTTAGTCCTGCTTGATGTAATGCCATACCAGCATCTTTGGCGTGATATTTAGATGTATATTTGTCATCATCAGTTGCGTACTTAAACATATCATGAGCAATTGCTGCTATTATCATTGTGTCTTCATCTAATTCTGGAAATGCTGCACATATAACTCGAACGAATCTAACTACTGCTTTGGTGTGTTTAGATAGTCCGAAATCTGTATTGGCAAATTTTGGGTGATACTTACCAGTTGAACTCGCTTGACCTTGAATGTTCTTATATGCTGCTGTTCTTAAGAGATCTTGAAGTTTAGAACGTTTTGATGGTGATTTAATTAGTGATAGTTCTTTTTCATATGCTTTAACTATAGGAGATTCTAACATTTCAAGCTCAGTAAGTTTCATTTCTTTATCTCCTAACTTATTTTTATATAATCTGCAATATTATTTTGAATATTAATTCTACCTTCGCCAATATATTTTAAATGATATTTAGCTGCTCTTGATAAAATACAACTAATATTATTTAAGTATATTAAATTAGGATCATCTATATTTAATTTTTCTACATTTGATAATTTATGTGTCATAAAAAATGGTTTAAAAATTTTATTATAGTAATTTGCACAATCAATTCCTCTTTGATTGCTTGGATAAGAATTTTCTTTTAATCTTAAAAATTCTTGTATAAAACTTTCTTCTATTTGTTCTAATGAAGCTAATTCTTTATTTAATTTTGTTTGTAATCCTATTAATTTACTTTTATTTCTAGGGTCTTTTAATTCTTTTTGTAAAAAAGCTATTCTTTCATATTTATCCGATGCAGATTTAACAATTCCTGATATTGATATTTTATTAAAATATTCAGTATATAAATTAGCTGATTTTAATTCATCTTTTAAAGCATCTTTACATCTACCTATTTTTGCACCGGTGATAGGATATTGAGTTGCTTCTAATTGTATTTCACTTTTTGGAGATGATTGCTTTATTAATAAATCTATCATAATAAAACCAGTTTTATTATATTTTTTATTAGGATTACATTTAAATGATGCTGTAGCTAAAGCATCTGTTATTTTTATTTTATCTGGATAACTCGTAATTGTCCCGCGTGCATCATCATCTGATAATGTAAAATATCTTAAATTTTTATTATTAAAAGTTGAATCATCGGTTGATCTTATCTCCATATCTCCATATATTTTAAATTTATCAGATATTAAACTAACATGCATTTCATCGAAAGTTTCATTCTTTTTTAAAGAAATTGGAATTATATCTTTATTTTTAAATAAATTATTAGCTGCATCAATATATTCAGACATTATTTGTCCTTTTCTTAAAGTAATTAAATTTATATTATCTTTTAAATTTGTTTTATATAATATAATGTCAGCTGGAAATATTGTATCTCTAGAAATTCCTTCAATATTTCTTTTGTCAAGAGAACCATTTAATATTTTAATATCCATAGTATCAGGTTGATACATTTTATATTCAGATAAATTTATATCTCCAGTACGATAAATTTTTTGTAATGAATCTCTTAAAAATCTACTTTCTAATTTTAAAAATGATAATAACCATTTACTTTCTAAAAATTTTATCATAAAGTCTTTATTAGGTAAAAATGGAAATTCTTTTTTAAATTTATTCCAACCCTCATCTGATAAATCAATACCTTTTGAGATTCCGCCACTTTTAGTTTTATTATAATTTATTCCATAATTTTTTTCAAACCATCCAGGATTACTTAATAAAATATTTCCAGCAATAGTTTCTTGTAAAGCTGTTTTTTGATCATCTGTTAAAGTTGCTGCATCTGATGATTTTGAAGAATCTTTTAAAATTATTCGTTTTTTTACTTCATGTATATTAATTATATTATCTATATTATCTTTACTAACTTTTGGTTTAGATGGAATATCATACGTTCTTATTGAAAATTTTTCTCCAGTATTTTTATTTATGCCTATAATAAATCCTTTTTCTGTTTTATTAAACTCTCCAAAATTCTGATCTGATGAATTTTCTTTAAAATTAGATTTAATAAATTTTTGTATTTTATCTGGATTACTTTCATATAAATAATTTCTTTTTATTAAAAAGAATTTTTTATTTGATTTAGCACCTAATAAACCAATATAATCCTCCTCACTTTCAGTGATTCTTTCAAACCCCTTCACAACATCGGGTGATCTATTAAAAAAACTAAAGGCTGATCTATCTACCATCTTAACAAATTTACCATCATTATCACTAATAACAAAACCTTCGCCATTGGTAACTTTCATTCCGCCTGATCTAGTGTTAACTCTGGTGATCCATTCTTGGGCTTTATTAAATTGATCTATTAAAATGCCTTTAATATAAGTTGCAAAATATAATCCTCTAGCAATTTCTTGAATTAAGTCTTCATTATTTTGTATTATTAAATGCAATTCCTTAGAAGTGGAACTAATATTATCCCTCTTATTATCTCTACCTTTTTTAGTCTTAAGTTTATCTAATCCAGAATATGCTTTGTGCATTTTCTTAGTAATCCAATCATGTAATTCTTTAACAAAATTATCTGGATCAATTTCTTCACCTTTATCAACTTTATGGTTTTGTAAAGTCATCATATAAAATTGAACAAATTCTTCATTACTAATTAAGTTTTCATATTCTTCATGACTAATAAGTCTATTACAAATTTGCTTTAATTCTTTAATACTATTTTCTAATCCCTCAGAAGCATTTCTATCCAATGTGACTTTTCCACTTAAATCTGGTAAGCGAGCATCTATAACAAATGCCCAATCTGGAACATTATTTAATTCATCTATTTTTACATCATTTGATTGTTGGGGAGATCTTAAATCACCTTTATATCTGGTATGAAAAACTACTCCAATTCCACTATTAAGCATTCTTTTACCAAGCTCAGAATCCGCTGGTGCTGCATATGCTAATGTGTTAGGTTGAACATAATTAAATCTAATACCATCTTCATCAAATGTTTTAATATCACCTTGTGTCCATAACATATCACCTTGCCAAACTTCTCCAGATGGAATAATATTTTCACCTGCTAATTTAAGCGCATACTTAAGTTTATTCTTTAATCCCTCAGCTCGATTATCTTCATCAATTTGGTCATATGTTAAATAATATTTGGGATTAACATTGAATAATGATTTTGTACTTATGCCTGGACCATCAATACCCGGAAAGCTAGTCCACATTGTGATTGCAGGAGAGCCGTCCCATTTTACAGTTGGTCTCGGTTGTGAAGAATCAGTACTTCCTTCTACTATTTCTAAAGCGTGATTGAAATGACCCAACATCCTTTTGATGTATTCTGGTCCTTTTAGTAAACTGTCTTCTATATGTAAAGAATGTGTATCTTCTCTTAATTTGATTGCCTTATATCTTTCCTGTAATGATAACATATTATTTAGTTCTCCAGTATAAAAAATAATAAAAAACACTCGATAATCTCTTTCCCTCCTAAATTCTCTTTAAACGAGAAAGAGAATCTCGACTAAAATGCTGATTATATATGTAAATATCAAATTTCTTAATTTGAATAAAAATTCAATAAATCTTATATAATATATGTAAATCAAGAGGGAGAATAAAATATGGGAATGTTTAAGGAAGATGCTTACCAGTTTGAAAAACTAATGCAAAATCAACCAGACTATGGTTATATTACAGATAATTCAAATCATGTAAAATCTATAGATCAAATTCGTAATTGGATGGTTGATATGAGCGATCTTCGTTATACCATTACATATTTTGATAAATTTGGAAAAGAAACAAGAGATACTAAAAACTCACAAAAACGCCGCGATCTATACTTCATTGCTTGGGAGCAAGACGAAGGTATGGTTATGGGAACTGAATATATGGTTATTACATCAAAGCAATCCAATGGTGAAAAAACAATAACTTTAAATGCTCGTGCGGCAAGATATACACTACATGAGTTTAAGATGACTGAAAAGAGACTTAGAAAAGCAGTTTCAGGTGGGGTATTATAATGCACACAATACAAAAACAAACAGTATCAGATATAGTTGCACATATGTTTGCAAGAAGCGATATCAATCCAAATATATATTCCAGTTTAATCAATGAAA